TCTACAAACTCTCCTACTCTGGCTTCTGGTGTTGGAACAAGCGGCTATTATTATGTTGTTAGCACTGCTGGTTCAACAAACTTAGATGGCATCACTGACTGGAAAGCAGGTGACTGGCTAATCTATAACGGTACTGCTTGGCAGAAGATTGACCAGAGTTGGGCTATTGCTGGTGTAAACGACAACATCACATCAATGACTGGCATCACAGGCGGTATCTCATCACCTGACTTTATCCAGTTTGACACTGCCGCAACTGTTACGAATGCAACTGGCAAGTTGTATTACAACGCTGACGATCAGTTCCAAACATTGTCATTCCAGATGAATGGCAATCAACTTCAACACATTGGTGAAGAACTGTATTACCGAGTTAAGTTGTCTTCTGCGGCTACCAAAGGCCAAGTGTTGATGTTCACTGGTACTCTAGGCTCTAGTGGTGGATTGACCGCCGCACCAGCTACAGGGTTGCAACCAGAACAAGCACACTACATTCTTGGTGTTGCTGGTGAAACTGGTTCTACAAACGATTGGATTTTTGTCACGACTTTTGGTGAAGTTAAGTCAATCAACACGACTGGTGGTGCAGAGACTTGGGTGCAAGGTGATGTGCTTTACTACAACCCATCTGTCACAGGTGGTTTGACCAAGACTAAGCCATCAGTGCCTAATGCTATTTGCATTGTGGCGGCTGTTGTTCATGTTGGTTCGTCAAATGGCGTATTGTTTGTTCGCCCTACATACGGCTCTGTATTGGGTGGAACAGATGGAAATGTGAATTTCACATCGTTAGCATCTGGCAACACCTTGATTTACGATGCTGTGGCTGGTGTTTGGGAAAATGCTTTCCTAACTGATGGCACAGGTATAACCATTACTGAGGGTGCGGGGACTATCACTATCACCAATACTGCACCTGACCAAACAGTTGCATTGACTGGTGCTGGTACTACTTCTATCAGTGGCACATACCCTAACTTCACCATCACCTCAAATGATGCTTTTACAGGTACGGTTACATCTGTCACTGGTAGTTCTCCTGTTGCGTCTTCAGGTGGCACTACTCCCGCTATTAGCTTGGCTTCTGGTTATGGCGATACTCAGAACCCTTACGCTTCTAAGACTGCAAACTATGTCTTAGCCGCCCCTAATGCTTCTGCTGGAGTGCCTACATTCAGGGCGATTGTTGCGGCTGACATTCCTACGTTGAACCAGAACACAACAGGGACTGCCGCATCAACACCCAAGTTGCTGACCACAAACTTTACAATTGAAGAATCTGGCGGTAAATTGCTGTTTAAGTATGGAGCAACGACAATTGCTTCTATGTCTTCAACTGGAGTCATCACTTCTGCGACAAACATTGTTGCAAATGGAACACCTTAAAGGAAATAAAACATGGCACAAATTACACTTAATTCAACAGGCGTAGCCAGTGACGGCTCTCTTGTTTTGCAGAGCAATGGAACGACCGCCGCAGTTACTATTGATACAAGCCAAAGAGCGTCTTTTGTAGCTGGCACAGCGGCACTTCCTGCCATCACCACTACAGGCGACACCAACACAGGCATCTTCTTCCCTGCGGCTGACACTATTGCTTTCTCTGAAGGCGGTACAGAGGCTATGCGTATCGACTCCTCTGGTAATGTGGGGATTGGTACTGCTTCGCCAACGTCAAAACTATCTGTTTCTCAAACGGGAATTGCTGTAAATATTGGAGACATTTCTTCTGCACCAAGTAGCAATGTAAATGTATTTGTTGGGCCATCAACATCCGCTCTTAGCGGTACAAATGGTGATTTAGTTCTGTGTCCTAGAACAAGTACAACAGGAAGTGTACTTTTCTATACAGGCAATGGAACTTCAGCAGAACGTGCTCGTATCGACTCCAGCGGTAACGTGGGTATTGGTCTTGCTACAACAGGCGATACATTGCTTGAAGTTTATGGCGCAAACTCTGCAACAACTTACAAAAACGTAAACACTGGAACTGGGTCATCCGACGGTTTTTATGTAGGCATGGCAAAGTCCAGCGGTACAGATGGCTATGTCTATAACCGTGAATCAGCAAACGTAATTTTTGGTACTGCTAACGCAGAACGTATGCGTATCGACTCCAGCGGTAACTTGCTGGTGGGGACTACAGGTCAAATTGGCACTGAAAAGATAGGCGTAGAGCAAACATCTACAACAGGGCAAGCCGTCTACTGCTATGTTGCAAACGCCAGTTATGCTGGTAACGTTATAGTTGTTAACACGGCAAGATCCGCAAGTACAGCATTTACTTCGATAGCCACTTATTCGGCAGGCGTAAATCAATTTTATGTCGGTGGTACTGGGCTTATTTATTCGGTTCAGTTGGCTGGAGGAGCTACCACTCTTTCCGTTAACGCCTCTGGTCAAATTATCCGCACCCCGTCTGATGCTTCTCTGAAAACAAATATTCAGCCAATTACATACGGCTTGGATACAGTGATGAAGCTCAAGCCCATCAAGCATGAGTGGGTTGACAGCATTGACATGGGCGCACCGTCCATTGGCTTTATTGCTCAAGACATGGAATTGGAAGTGCCTGAAGTTGTCAGTGGAGAAGAGTACAAGAGCATTGACTATCCAAAGTTGACCGCTGTCCTGACCAAAGCAATCCAAGAACTCAAAGCATTGGTAGACACTCAAGCCAGCACAATCACCCAACTGCAAGCAGATGTAGCCGCATTGAAAGGTACAGCATGAGCACTACTTGGACAATCTCCCAACTTGACCGTCAAACCTCTGATGGATTTGTAACCACTGCCCACTGGCAAGCCACAGCAGTAGATGGAGAGCATTCAGCCTCTGTCTATGCCACTTGCTCATGGTCTGATGGTACTCCCACAGTGCCTTATGCCGACCTGACACAAGAAACCGTGTTGGGATGGATTTGGGCAAATGGTGTTGACAAGGATGCTGTCGAGGCTTCTTTAGCGGCTCAAATTGAAGCGCAGAAGAACCCAACTACTGCCACAGGAGTGCCTTGGTGACCCCAGAACTCCAACGCTATTACGAGTCCCGCTTTGACATGATGAGCATGGAAGGATGGAAGGACTTGACTATTGACATTGACAATATGATAGAGTCCTTGAATAATATAAGCGTTATTCCTGATGAAAAGACCTTGATGTTCAGAAAAGGTGAACTTTCCATCTTGACTTGGCTGAAAACCTTGAAAGAGGTCAGCGAACGAGCCTATGAGGAATTGAATGAAAAGAATGTATGAATTTGTCTGTGAAAACGGACACAAAATTGAACGGTACTGTGATTATGAGTTGCAATCTGTTCAGTGTGAGTGCGGTGGTTCAGCCAGTCGCATCATGAGCGCACCTAGCGTTAAATTGGAAGGGTGGTCAGGTCATTTCCCAACTGCACATATGCAGTTTGACCATAAACACCGTGAAAAGTTAGCGGCAGAGCGCAAAGCCACAACATAAGCATTTATGCCGTTGTGATCTCCTAGAACCCAAAAGTGGCAGGAAAAAGGAAAAAACAATGTTGATTGATAACCCAGACGAGTTGCAAAGTGAATTAGAAGTCGTTGAAAAGCAGAAACTTCATTCCACAGTTGAGCAAGCTAGTGATGACATTCCCGACAAGTATCGGGGCAAAGAACTGTCAGACATTATCAAGATGCACCAAGAGGCTGAAAAGTTGATTGGAAAGCAAGCTCAAGAAGTGGGAGAAGTACGCAAATTAGCGGATGAACTCATTAAGCAGAACCTTGCGGGAAAGTCTCAACCTGTTAAAGAGGACGAGCCAGAAGTAGATTTTTTCGAGAATCCACAAGCGGCTGTTCGTAAGACTGTTGATAACCATCCTGATGTCCTTGCGGGTCGCCAAGCGGCTCTTGAGTTCAAAAAGATGCAGATTCAGCAAAAGCTGGCGGCTGAACACCCTGATTTCGGTCAGATTGCTCAGGATGCAGACTTTGTGAATTGGGTGAAATCTTCTCCTGTTCGCATTGGTTTGTATGCTAAAGCTGATGGTGAATATGACTATGACAGTGCTAACGAACTGCTCAGTACCTACAAGCAATTGAAGGGTGTTAAGGCTAAACAGACTAGCGATGCAGGGGAAGCCCAACGCAAGACTAATCTCAAAGCCGCATCTGTAGATGTTGGTGGTACTGGTGAATCTGGAAAACGAGTTTACCGAAGGGCTGACCTTATTCGGCTGAAGATGCAAGACCCGAACCGCTACGATGCTTTGAGTGATGAAATCATGCAAGCATATGCTGAGGGCAGGGTCAAATAACTTAACTTTTGATTTTATTGGAGATACAACATGGCAACATCATTTTCCCCCACCAATTCAGTGACCACAACCACTGGCGCAACATTCATCCCAGAGATTTGGTCAGATGAAATCGTAGCGGCTTACAAGAAAAACTTGGTTCTTGCTAACCTCGTTATGAAGATGAACTTCAAGGGCAAGAAAGGTGACACCGTTCACATTCCTGCACCTACTCGTGGTTCTGCTTCTGCTAAAGCCGCTGAGACCGCAGTCACTTTGATTGCCGCTACTGAGTCTGAAGTCACTGTGTCTATCAACAAGCACTATGAATATAGCCGCTTGATCGAAGACATTGTGGAAGCCCAAGCCCTGAACTCTATGCGTCAGTTCTACACTTCTGATGCTGGTTACGCCCTGTCTCGTCAAGTTGATACCGACTTGATTCAGTTGGGTCGTTTGGCTAACGGTGGTTCTACTGGTGCTCGTTACGGTTCTGCCTTCATCGGCGGTGACGGTACAACTACCTTTGACTACACAGCTAACACCAACACTGGTAACGCTTCTGCCCTGACTGATGCCGCTATTCGCCGCACTATTCAGCGTTTGGATGACAACGATACTCCTATGGACAATCGTTTCTTTATCATCCCTCCATCAAGCCGCAACACCCTGATGGGTCTGGCTCGTTACACCGAACAAGCATTTGTCGGTAATGGCGATGCTATCCGCAACGGTGAAATCGGTAACCTGTATGGTATCCCTGTGTTCACTTCCAGCAATGCTGACTCTGCTTCTGCAACTGCCGCCTTCCCTGCAAGCGGTTCTGCTATTGCTCGTGTCTGCTTGATGGGTCACAAGGACTCTATGGTTCTGGTTGAGCAAGTTGGTGTCCGTTCACAAGTTCAGTACAAACAAGAGTATTTGGCTACTCTGTTCACTTCTGACACTTTGTACGGTGTTGCCGCTTTGCGTGATGCCGCCTCTGTGGGAGCAGCTAAGTCTTCTTCCATGTTCGCTTTGGTTGTTCCTAGCTAATTGCAGTTGCGCCCCCTGCCCTAGTGGTGGGGGGACTTTTTTAACTTAATTAGGAGAAATCAAAATGGCAGCAGCAACAGCAGTAGTTTCCCGCCGTGGAAACGATCAATTTCGTGGCCTCTTTTCGGACACTTGGGATGTAGCTTGTACTCTAGATAGCGGCTCAGTTGCTACTACAGCTACAGCTACAGACACAGTGACTGTCGCAGGAGTTGCTTTGGGTGACATGGTTATTGGTATGGCAATTGGTGTTAGTGAAGCTGGTTTGGTTCGCCGAGCCTATGTTTCAGCCGCAAACACTGTGACTATCGTGACCTATAACCCAACAGCAGGTTCTGTTGATTTGGCTTCAACTACATTGCAACTTATCATTGGTCGTCCTGTAGTTTAATGATAGGGGGGCTAGTCCCCCCTTTCTCTTTGAGGGGTTTTATGGCTACTTTTCGTTGTCTCCAGTCTGGTAATACCGTGACTTTCACCTTGCAACATGATATTGACTCCATGAAGGGTCATCAGGGTTATGTAAGGGTAGATGAGCCAGAAGTAACCATAGAGTCTCATGATTCTGTGCGTACAGATACCGCCTTTCGTGCGCCTGTCATTCCCACAATTAAACGTATGGGTAGACCCCGAAAGGTAGCAAATGTCTGATATTGATGCCAGAGATTTTGGCAAATTAGAAGCTCAAGTCGAGGCTCTCCAGAAGGAAATGCACCAGTTGAGTGCCGATGTCAAATCCCTGTTGGAACTTGCCAACAAGGGTAAAGGTGGTTTTTGGATGGGAATGACTATCGCTTCATTCATGGGCGGTATCGTTACCTTTGTTGCTGATCGTATCTGGAAATAAGGAGAACGCTATGCCTATGGTCGGAAAAAAGAAGTTTCCCTACTCTGAAAAAGGCGAGAAAGAAGCCAAAGAGTACGGCAAGAAAAAGGGTGTGCCTGTGACTGTCATGATTGCTGTTGGCAAGCCAAAAATGGGTATGCCCATGCGTGGTGGTCGTACAGCTACCAACATGATGAAGAAATCTTCAAGAGGTAAATAATGTCATCTTTAACTGCACCTATTACCCTTCTAAGCGCAGTTGGCGCTACTGGCGCATCTAAGGCTGTTCAGGCTGATGCTGGTCAACCAGCGTTCTTGCAAGTCTCAGGTATTACCACCGCTACTGTGGCTTTTGAAGGTAGCCTTGACGGTACTAACTGGTCAACCATTGGCACTGCTTTGAGTGCTAACGGCATTGTCACCATCGCAAATGCACCTAAATATCTGCGGGCAAACGTCACTGCTTGGACTTCAGGTTCAATCACTGCAAAAGTCCTGTACTAAGGAGAAACCCTATGAAAATGACTAAATCTCAGAAAAAGCTGAAGCAAGTCATGGGGGAGTACAAGGAAGGCACTTTGCACTCTGGCAAAAATGGCAAGGTTGTCAAGTCTAAAGACCAAGCAATTGCAATTGCGTTATCAGTTGCGGGGAAGGCTAAAAAGAAATGAAGCAAGGACTCTACGCCAACATTCATGCCAAACAAGCTCGTATCAAGGCTGGTTCTGGCGAGAAGATGAACAAGGTAGGTTCTAAAGCCGCACCTACAGCCGCTGACTTCAAACAGGCGGCAAAGACTGCAAAGAAGCCTAAAAAGGTGAAGTGATGAAATCTCCAACTTGGCAAACAAAAGCTGGTCAGAATGCAAAAGGCGGCTTGAATGCCAAGGGGAGAGCATCTTATAATGCGGCAACTGGTGGCAATTTGAAGCCTCCGGTCAAAGCAGGGGATAACCCCCGCAGGGCAAGTTTCTTGGCTCGTATGAGTGGCAATGATGGCGCTGAATACGACAAGAAAGGTGAACCAACAAGACTGCTTCTTTCGCTAAAGGCTTGGGGTGCTAACTCCAAAGCTGACGCAAAGGCAAAAG